GTTCAGAGTTCCGCAAGAAACACAACAAGGACCCGCGCTCTTACCCGTTGCATTGGTTAGTACGCAACCTTCTCATCCATGAGTTCAACATCAGTTCTGTGACCCCTATTGGGCCGGGCACTCGTGCGTACACAATTCAGGCACAAATAGACGAGTCACTTGACCGATTTGATGAGATTGTTGATAGCTGAAGGTCCGAGAAAAACCATCGCCTGAGAGACGCTTAGTGACCCGTTATCGCTTTCGGTAACAATCAACTCAACATCCGCCACAGTAACCCCAAGTGCTGCCGCCAAAGAAGCCCTGGTTCGTCCAATGTCTTGCTCGTATGATGCGATTTCTGTAGCAAGTTCATCGTGTATGTCAGCAACGTCCACAAAGACGGTTGGCTTTACAGCGAGCTGAGTTAGGGTTTCTTGAGCTATTTGCGCCTTGACGCACCCGGTGCATGAGATAGCGCTCGTGGACGCATGTCGCTTACGTATCTCCGTGTGTCCACATTCGAGTCTATGGAGATACTCAACGTTTCCCCAGCTTCCGGTCTTTATGATGTCAACGACATTACGCTGTGGCGCGCTCTTCTTATTAATCTTCATCGTCGTCAAACATATCAACGATTATGCGTGAGAATTCAAGAAACGCTGGGGTAATCCTAAAGAGAGGCTCACCGTCATCATTGTCTCCCAAATATTCAACAAGCCCGTTTTCAAGCATGAAAAAGATTTGCCACTCGGTTTCCCACTCGGCGTCATCCATCCACTCCATTCATCTTGCTCCGGCGCAGGCCTTCGGCAAGGAAATCGAGCACAAGCTGTTGGTTTCCATCACTAAATTCTACATCGCTACCTTCGGTTGCTTGATTCACAACGTCGCGCTTTGATTCGATAAGACCATAAATCTTTTCGTCGATAGTTCCCTCGGCAAGAATGTATGTGGACATCACTGAGCCTTTCTGCCCAAGGCGATGGCACCGACTGTAGGTCTGGTCAACATCAGCAGGTGTCCATGGCATTTCTACAAAGACAACATCCTGTGCTGCCGTGAGTGTGTGACCTGTCTTGGCAGCCTGAATCGAGAGCACCATCACGGGTGCTTCGTCAATGGATTCAGCTTGGAAGATGCGCTTGTTCTCTTCGACTTCTTCTACCTTCATGCCACCCTGAATTTTCAAGCCCCCATACTTCTTTGCAATGAGGTCGACAATTTCGCGGTGATGTGCAGCGACAACAACCTTGTCGCCACCGGCCAGCTTGCCATCAATCCACTCAAAGACTGTATCCATCTTCGCTTTTGCGGCTAGTCGGCGCAGAACAGAAATGCGAACTAGGTGTTCGTTTGACTCTGCTTTGATGCGGGCTACGACAGCAGCGGAATATGGAGACTTGCCGAGTTCTTTAGCCAACTCTTTAGCGCGATTGGCCATGTATTCAATAATGTCATCTTCGGCTTTGGTGTACTCGGCCATGGCTGTCGGGTTGGGCGCAACGACAATCTTTGAGTGGCGAACTGGCGGCAGCTCTTCGAGAACATCGGCTTTAATACGACGGATGTAGCACTGACTACGCAGCATGTCGTTGAGTTCATCAAGGTGAGACGAGCCGTCGATGTGCCACTGCCCGAATCTGTCACGGAAAGCCGCACAGTATCGTCGGTAGAAACCCCATAGGCCACCGAATTTGTTTAGGTTACCTAAGATGTCAAGCTGAGCCGCGTATTCGGCTGGTCGGTTTGTGATTGGCGTGCCGGTTAGACACAGAACTATTCCTTCTTTGGGAGCGGAACGCGCCATCTTTATGGCCGCCTTGGTACGTTTTGCTGTTGGCGTCTTTGCGTAGTGGCTCTCGTCATACACATATGACCGATGGCCCTTAAGATGGTTTTGCCAGTGGTCAATATTGCTATACCCCACAACGACAACATCATAAGTGCCCGGCTCCGGCAGGTCCTTGCGGTTTGTTACCGTTGCAACCCGTCTGTGTGGGAGCCACTTCTCGTACTCCTTAGCCCAGTTGAGCACCAGTGTCGGAGGACATACAACTACGGCTGGGTAGGAATCGTGAACGTATTCAAGAGTAGCGATGGCCTGCATGGTTTTTCCAAGCCCCATGTCGTCTGCGATAAAACAACGACGCGCATTGGCGGCATACTTAACTCCGGCTCGCTGGTACGGCAGAAGGTTGCCCTGCAGTCCTGGTATTTCGATTTCCGCATCTTTTGCTCGTGACGCCGCAATGGTTTCGTTTTTGCTCCGCTCCATAACCCCAGCAATAGCTCGAACACGTTCGGCTATGGGTTCATCGAACTTCTCTGCCCATGCGATGGCGTCGTGGATGGCAGCAAGCGGTACACGCCACGCTTTGGTTGGTGGGTGCCATGTTACTGATGGCAACGATTTAACCGACCGAACCTTTACCGGGTCGTAATTGAAACTTAGGTACACCCAATCATCGTCGACATAAACACCCTGAGCCTTGTTGGTTGACTCCGGCAGGTTGAACTTGAGAACTTCGTTATCGATTTTGAACCGATGTAGTTCGGCAAACACCCTGGCTTCATGAAGACTGGTCATCGGTATGCGCCATACTTTGGCGACCTTGTCCCACTTTGCCCCCGGCACAGCTTTCACCTGCGCTACTTGCTCAGCGTTATAAGGGAAGGACGCCGCTAGGTGGTCGTCCCATAAAAAGAGAGTGCTATCATCCATTGCGATATCAATTCTAATCCGCTAAGGAATAAAAAACAATGAGCGAAGAGCGTTTTTATGACCCTGAAGACGTAGCACGGTCTTGGACCGAACTGCACGTGGCTCTTAATGCTGGCTACAAAAATGACCCGCATACAATTGAGTACCTCGAACTACTCCAGGCGGTCAGATGGATGATGCCACGCCTCATGGCTTACATGTCAGAAGACATATGGTGTGCCGGGTGGCTGGAAAACTTGCACGAGGCTCTCTCCAAGCAGTTCCCCGCCATCGACGTTGCCGCAAAGCATTTAGGAAGTGTCTGTACCTACTGGGATGGCAACGACGACAACGAAGGCGAGTGGAGAAAGTATTAATCCTCGTCGGCAATGCGGTTACGCGCTTTAGCGTTTCGTCTCGAGATGCGCAGGTTGGCGTCTAGCCCCTTTGATGTTATTTGGTAGCTACCTGGCGATGTCTCGATTAAATACCCCAGACCAACAAGCTTCTTGATGGCTGACTGGAATGACTCTTTGCGCGGCAGGTTTCCCATCCTGAACTCGCAGTAACTATCATGTGTGAAATATCCGGGTGGACGGACTCGCACGGTAAAAGCTGCGTAGCTCAAAATGGTTTCGGCCCAGGAATTTCTTTGGATGACCTTATAAGGCACTCCATAATCCGGGTGGCGGTCCGACCAGAGTTTCTGTGTTGGCATATGTAGATTCTACGGCGACAACACAAAATAACAACTCCGGGGCTTCAAACAAGGCTCTTGTTTGGAGCCGGGACTGCGAAGCAGAAAAAACACCCAAGCAGGTTGCTGAGTTCGGGCAAAACAAAAGGGGCGCACCGAATAACGATGCGCCCCCGTGTTCGGGTATTTATCCAACCGACAATAAAGCAAAAACTGTCAAAGCAACCACAACGGCAACCATCTCACCCCCCTATCTCTGTTGTTGGGTCAAAATAAGGGTCGGGTACTGTCGTATCCCACGGGCAGGGATAGTGAAAGTACTCGCACTCAGGTATTTCCGTCTCATCTATGCTTGCGAGTTTGGAACAACCAAAAACAGCAAGAGTAAGAGTGAGCATTAGTAAACCCCAGCGCACGCACGAGCGTACGAAGTAGTACATAGCATTTCCTTTCGCTAGGCACTCCACCCACCCTGTACCTTACAAGCAACAAGGCACGATGTCAAGTCTTTCCGAAAAGAAAGTTGCGAAGCCTTCCGAAGTTCCAAGCCGAGCCAGCAACAAGCCGAAGCCGAAGAACAACTCCGTCGTCCAGAAGACTGACAGTCCCGTGCAGCTCTTCGAGCTTTACGGGGCTAACGCGGGCGGAAGAAGGGGGTGTGGCAAAGTTTGCCAACATAACACGAAAAACTCAAAAGTCAAGTTCGTGAAGTCGCCAAAATAAAGGATTTCGGGTTTTTCAGTTTCTAAAAAAATAAGAAAACCGAAAAACTGCCCGAAAGCCGATGCCATCTGAGGTCTGCCGCCCGTGCAACTCCCCGTGCGGCTGGCGCTCGAGAGCCCCGCGACTACCCGCAATAAACTGACGGTGGCGGAAGACGGGCTGAGATGTTCCAACTTTGAGCAACGCTAGACATCTAGAAAGGCTCAGGTTGGAAGCAGGGTATTTAGGGACACCATCAAGCCGCAAGTCGCCGAGACGGGCAGAGAGACGGCGATGCGAGGCGATTACGGGCAGCACAAAGCCGCCCCACGACTAAGCAGGGCGGCAAGTGGATTATCTACTAGACAGCAAGCAGCAAGAAAACAGCAACCGTCAAAATGACAGCGGTCACTCTACAATCTCATCGCTAGCGATACCCAAAGCAGCAAGGGTCGGGTGGTTGCGATGCTGATTACCTTCTGCATCAACCCACACAACGACATCACGGCGAGGTGGCTCTGTCCCACACGGATACTTGGCAGCCTTGTGCCAACCTTTACAGGCGCAGCGGTCACATACCGATTCCCACGATTCGGGGTCTTGCCACCATAGGTGAGTGTTGTAGTTGGCTAACATTTCATCAACCGTTCCGATAAAAGGTATCGGTTCGTTGATAGTGGTGATTATTTGCATACGGGCGAGTGTACTGAACAGCACAAGGAGTGTCAAGTGTTGTTTGTCACAGGCACGAGTTGGAGTCGCCGAAGTTCACGGTTTGTCTGGCGAACCAGACACGAGCATCTGGTAAATCAGCGGGGCTCACGACCTTCGTGATGGCACTTTTACGACGGTGGCGGAAGACGGGGAAAAGAAAAACCCGCCCCCTTTCAGGGACGGGCGGTTCTTAGTTCACGGCGGAGAACAACAAAAAAAGAGTAAACGCCGTAATGGCGATGCTCATTCAGTGGCTTCTTTCACTTCGTAGTTCATTTCTTGCCACGAAAGACTTTCATCTTCAGTGTTTGCAAGGCTTGTGATGTACGAATCTATTATTTCTTTTGCTTTTTCTTCGTTATCTGCATCAAACTCATCTATGTTGAGCGTGATGTTGGCATAAAACTTCATTTCCCCCCCTTCTTGCCTACAGGCTACAGGTGTCAAGCGCAAATGTCAAAGTGTCGTTTGTCACAGCCGAGCCTCAGGTCAGTCCGAGTTGCGCTGCGCCAGTCCGACTTCCGGGCCGCCGGGCCGTCCAGGGCCAGAAACCACGGAACAGTCCCGTTTCCCCGCACTGGGTAAACGGGGCTACCGCGGGGAAAACCCATCGCACGTACGACGGGTGAGCGACGGGGGCTTGCGCCAAGCAAAAAACTCCAAAGAACTTGACTTTCGCTTCGTTTTTGCCACTTTCCGTGAACTTTTTGACTTTCCGACCACGCAGAGTGAGCGTTTTCCAAAAAACAAAAGAAAACAAAGTTGATAATCCGATGTCGTACGTCGTGAGGAACTCAGATGCTGGACATCAACTGGGTTAGCAGCGGGGCTGATGACCCAGTCTCATTTACATTGACGGTGGTGGAAGACGGGCACAAAAAAACCCGCCACATTTCTGTGACGGGCTTTCGTTCAGATTGCCAACAATAAAAGAACTGCCAGCGCAACTATCAACGCTGTCATTCTTCTTGTTGTTCTTCTTTCTTTGGACATTCGCCTTGCTTGTGGAAGCAACCTTTTCCATTGAGCCAAATACACTCAACGCCTTCACCAATGATGGTTCCGCACCTACCACACTTTGTGTGACTAAATGCTTTTACTATCTTTCCTTGGGATTTAGCAAATCGTTTTGACTTTTGGACTTTGGTTTCTTCCGGATAGAACTCCGGCATAAACCCCTCCTTAGGTAATAGCAAACTACACCCTGTACGCCACAGTCGCAACGTGTCGTGTGTCACACCGAGACGAGCACGAGTTTGGCTTGACCGAGCAAGAGCGATGGACAACCTGAGCAACTCCGTCTGGCGATGCCATCTGGGCAGAAGTCCCGGACGGCCGTGCGGCCGCATCGGGGCTGCCAGGGACATCTGGCCAGAAAGCCGGAAGTTGGCCCTCTTCGCTTGCTTTTTCTCGAACTAAAAAGTAAAGTCGAGCAAAAATGACCACTCTCCGTGAGTTTTGACAAACTTTGACCACGCAGCGTGACTTTTTCAAAAAACAAACGCAGAAAATCCTCGAGCTGAGCGTGCCCGTCGAGCTGAGCTGAGCTTGATGGGGGCGGGGTAGCGGGGCTCTCGCCCCCATCTCACTTACTTTGACGGTGGCGGAAGACGGCGCACCACGGGCAAGGGTCAAGGTCACAGGCACACGGGCAAAGCAAAGCCCGCCGTGCGGGGGGCACACGGCGGGCTTGCTCGGTTGTTTTGGTTGTTGGTTACTTCCAGCAGGAAGCGGAATAGACGACTTCGCTCAAGTTGTCACAATAGACATCTGAAACTTGCGACTCCACAACGATTGAACCCTTCAGTTCTCCACGGGTCACAAGGCGCACACGGCGCACTGTGTAGGTATCCCACGGGTCTAGCACGACTTCCACCGCGCGAGATTCTCCGCAGAGCATCAACACGCCGACAGTCTCCATGCCTGAATCGTAAACCTTCGCCCACTTGCCACCGCACACAGCGAGAAAGTTCATCTTGCCCACTTGGGCTAAGACTTCGCCCGTATCGCACGGGCGACCTTCACGGTCTGAGCAGAGTAACGCCATAAGCGATAGGTCTGTTTTGGTTGCTTTCATAATCACCCCCTTACACCTGACAGGGTACAGGCAACACAGCACTAACACAAGTGGCGTTTGTCACACGACAGGCGAGGCAGTCCGAGCCAACCCCGACAGCCGAGCCGAGAAACTCCCACGGGCGCACGGGCGCAGGCGCACGAGTGCGGGCGGAAGTCCCGGACGGCCGCAGCGGCCCATCGGGGCTCCCAGAGAGATTTGACGGTGGTGGAAGAACTCATCGTGATGTGTCCCCGTCTTGACGACCTCACCCTTGCTTGTCTCTCAACGATGTGACAACTGCCACTTGTCATGTGTGCTTGACACCTGTACCATTCACCCCATGAAAGAGTTCTGTGGAGAAATCATCTACACCAATGCCGATGGCGACAATGTTCAGTCGGACATCTGTAAGCACAACACAGATGAGGTGACCGAGGGGTACCGTGCCTTCCTTCATGCCAACCTTGACGAATGGCTGAACAAGGCAAATGGTGAAGGCGCATTTTGGGTCGGCGACCCTGAATACTTCCGTAGTTGGGAGAAGGAATGAGCCACCCACCTATCTATTACAAGGTGCGTTCGTTCGTGAGGTTTGTCTTTTGGACAACTCTCATCGGCGCAACTCTATTTCTTATCGCATCTATCGGAGATGAGAAACAAGGCGTCCCTGACTGCGAGTATTTTCACTACCCGTGTGAGACCACGACAACTCTGTACGACCCATACGGGTACAACATCTACCAACCCTGAAAGACACAATGATTACCTGCGATACCTGTGGTGTAGAGCAACCGAACACACAACAAGACAGCCTTCCTGACGGGGGCTGGTCTTTGCCTATTGACCACTTCGGCTACTACGGTGGCTTTGACGACAATGTGGGCGTCCTACTTGGTAGCGATGAAAGTCGCTTTATCAGTATGTGTCACGACTGCGTTGTCAAACTTCTAGATGCTTTTCCGTTGCTCGGAGAGAAACTTCGTGGTGGCTGTCACCCGAACTTCATTCATCACGCTGACTTTGACAGTAATGATGACTGTACCCTTGACCCTTCATGCTGTCGCTGGGCTTGGGGTTGGAAAGGCAAAGAGACCTACATCGGAGACGGCAAAGGTGGCTGGGTGCTCGTATCTAAGGATACAAAGTGACTGCCATCATCGTTCTCGTTGCGATTGCGTTGCTGTTCGCACTCTAAAACAGCGTCTGCTCGCCGTTTGAGCCTTCTCGCTTACCACCACGCTTAGTCTCTGTTTCCACACAGATGGAATGAGCGTACTTGTGCTGGTTCTTCACACCCTTTATTCCTGTGTTGTTGTCTGAACGCACCCACGCCAACACCAACTTCATTGTTCCACTTTGCCCTGGCTGGACTTCGTGATTACAGAACTCACACACATAGCGAACGTACGACATCTCATAAATAATACCGGGCGGGGCTGCTAAGCGCAACGGGTTTGCTTTGACGGTGGTGGAAGAGGGCTGGTTGGGTACACGAAAAAAGGGGGGTCGCCCACCGTACTTGGCAGGCGACCCCCCTTCCGTAGGGGGTACGGTCTAGTTGTTCTTGGCGTTGGTGATTGTCTTACACGCCATCGTGAACGCCTTGAAGATGTCTGCGACAGTCCCTTCCATCTCGCCTTCCAACATCTCAGGCTCGTCATAGACAGGCAAGCCCTTGTCGTTGTAGCGATAGAACACGGTTGTTCCGATGGCTTGTCCTTCCCACGGATACAGACCCACGATAAGCCCTTCACGCACATCGCTTGTTGGGTTCGTCTTGTACTCTTCTTCGTACATTCCACGGCTCCAATCTTCGGGCAGGCTCTCCACCCCTTCGTGTGTTGGCTTTGCGTAGCCTTCTACGACATACGCAAGCCACTTCCATTGAACCGATGAGAACTGTGCCATCATCGTTTCAGCGAGTGCTGACAGCATCAACGGCAAGGTGTCGGTTGGGTGTCCATCGTTGTAGTCGGGTGCGATGAAGCCTTCGCCTGTCGGTAGTTCACCGAGCAGTACAGGTGGCGTATCGCACATTCCATTGTTGTCCACGCACATCTCGTACTTGACTTCCATCGCGCGAGCGATTACAGAAGCCAATAGTTCAGATGGTGTCTGTTCTTCTTCCATTTGTGTACCCCCCTATGGGTAGTTGGTGTGTATTACAAGGTAGAAGATACAGGCGATAACACAGTTTGTCAAGTGTCGTTTGTCACAGGCGAGACAGGGGTGACAGACAGG